CTAAAGCAGACATTGATGCCTCTATCCAAGCTGCTGCCAATGATGCAGTCAGCAAGGTGTGGAATGGTGTACGGCCTCCCCAGGTCCGCATTCCCATCTATGACGGTGATGGAGTGCGCCCCTCCGGCGTACCCTTTGGCCCGGAGTGCCACGGCCACTGGGTCATGACGGCCAGCACCAAGAACAAGCCCCAGGTGGTGGGCATCGACAACATTAACACGGAGCTGTCCCCAGCAGACATCTACAGCGGAATGTATGCCCGTGTAACTGTCCGTTTCTTTGGGTACTCCAACAGCGGCAACAAGGGCGTGGGCTGTGGCCTGGGCAATGTGCTCAAGACCCGTGATGGTGAGGCTCTGGCTGGCTCTGCCTCCGCTGCCTCTGACTTTGCGGGCATCGGTGCCTCCCCTGCTGCTACGCCTAACTATGGGGCCGCGATGCCCGCCACCCCCGGCGCTTATGGTGTGGCCCCTGCCGTCCCTGCTGCTCCTGCTGCTCCCGCTACCACTGCCCCCTGGGCCACCAACAACGGCATTAACCCCATTACCGGCCAGCCCATGTAATAGAAGGAGGCCACCATGCACCATCTCAGCATTGACCTTGAGACTTATTCCAGTGTGCCCCTTGCAAAGGCTGGATCTCAAAAGTACATATCCAGTCCAGACTTTGAAATCCTGCTTTTTGCATACAGCGTGGATGGTGCCCCTGTTGAGATCATCGACCTGGCACGGGGGGAACATCTCCCCCCGTGGCTGGTCCAGGCCATCACCAGCCCGGAATACATCAAGCACGCATATAATGCCCCTTTTGAATGGGGGTGCTTGTCAAAGTTTATCGGCTATCTGCCGCCGGACCAGTGGCGGTGCACCATGTTCCACGGCCTCTACTGTGGCTATACGGCGGGCCTGGAGGCCACAGGGCGGGCATTGGGACTGCCGGAAGACAAGCGCAAATCAAACACCGGCAAGGCCCTCATCCGCTATTTCAGCGTCCCCTGTGCCCCCTCCAAGGCCAACGGTGGCCGCACCCGCAACTATCCCCACCACGACACGGCCAAGTGGGAGCTATTTAAAGAATACTGCCGTCAGGATGTGGTCACAGAGATGGAGATTGAGCGGCGGCTGTCCGCTTTCCCGGTGCCTGACTTCGTGCAGAAACAGTGGGAGACAGATCTCACCATCAATGCCCGTGGCGTGGCCGTTGACATGGACTTTGTTTCTGGTGCCCTCTACCTGGGGGACACCGTAAGAAAGAGCCTTATGCAGGAGGCAACAGAGCTCTCAAAGCTGGACAACCCCAACAGCGTGGGCCAGCTCACAAAATGGCTGGAGACAGAAATGGGGGAAGAACTCACGGACCTCCGCAAGGACACCGTGGCCCGGCTGCTCAAGCAGGACAACAACAGCCCTGCTGTCCAGCGGATGCTGGAGATCAGACAGGAACTGGGTAAGACCTCCACAAAGAAATATGATGCCATTGAGGCAGCTGTGTGCCCTGATGGCCGGGTCCGTGGACTGCTCCAATTTTACGGGGCAAACCGGACCGGGCGCTGGGCCGGGCGGCTGGTACAGGTCCAGAACCTGCCCCGCACCTACACGGAGCCCTTGCCACTGGCCCGTGATCTGGTCCGGGAGCGCAAGCTGGATGCCCTTCGGGCGGTCTATGGCTCTGTGCCTGACACCCTCAGCCAGCTCATCCGCACCGCTTTCATTGCCCCGGAGGGTCATGTGCTCATAGACGCTGACTTTTCCGCTATTGAGGCCCGTGTTATCTCCTGGCTGGCCGGTGAACAGTGGCGGCTTGAGGTGTTCAGGACCCACGGCAAGATTTATGAGGCCTCTGCCTCTCAAATGTTCGGGGTGCCCATCGAACTCATCAAAAAGGGCAACCCGGAGTATTCCCTCCGGCAAAAGGGCAAGGTGGCAGAGCTGGCCCTGGGCTACCAGGGCAGCACCGGGGCCCTCATCAACATGGGTGCTTTGGATATGGGCATCCCGGAGGAGGACCTGCCGGACATCGTACAGCGCTGGCGGGAGGCCAACAAGCGCATCCGTGACCTGTGGTATTCAATGGACAGCGCCGCTGTGCAGGTCATCTCCCAGGGCGGCAGCGTGGGCATCAACGGCCTCATGCTGGCCCGTGAGTACGACTACAACCAAGGCACCGACTGCTTTACTATCACCCTCCCCTCTGGCCGCAAACTCTACTATGTGAGCCCCAGTATCGGAGAGAACCAGTGGGGCCGCCCCTCCATCGCCTACATGGGCATGGACCAGAAAACCAAGCGCTGGAAACAGATTGAAACCTATGGCGGCAAGCTGGTGGAGAACTGCGTCCAGGCCATTGCCCGTGATGCCCTGGCCGGTGCCATTGAGCGCCTGGAGGCCGCCGGGCTGCCGGTGGTGTTCCATGTGCATGATGAGGTCATCATTGATGTGGCCCCCTTTGCCGATGATGACACCATGCTCCGGACGGTGGTGGACATCATGCGGGAGCCCATCCCCTGGGCCCCGGACCTGCCCCTCAATGCAGACGGCTGGGTGGGGACATTCTTTAGAAAGGACTGAGCCGATATGAAACACCTGGGAGATATCAAGAGGATCAGTGGCTACACGGCTGTACCGGTCAATGTCGTAATTGGCGGATCACCCTGCCAAGATCTGAGCATAGCGGGCAACCGCGCGGGTCTTGCCGGCGAGCGCTCAGGCCTGTTTATGGAGCAGATCAGAGTTATTAAGGAGATGAGATGTGCAGATGCAGAGAGAGGTAGAACAGGCCCAGACATCCGCCCCCGCTGGATGGTGTGGGAAAATGTCCCCGGAGCCTTTAGCTCAAACAAAGGAGCGGACTTTGGGGCAGTCCTCCACGAAACGGTCAAGGTCGCCTGTCCGCAAGCCCCCACTATTCCAGTGCCTGACCCCAAGCACGGGGGGGGATGGCCAACAAGCGGATGCTACTATGATGTGGGTGGACGGTGGAGCGTTGCGTGGCGAGTATTCGATGCGCAGTTTTGGGGAGTCCCCCAGCGCCGTCGTCGTATCGCACTTGTCGCAGATTTTGGAGGCCTCACCGCACCAGAAATACTCTTTGAGCGCAAAGGCGTGTCTGGGGATTCTCAACCGGGCGGAGCGCCGTGGAAAGCCTTTACCACCACAGCTGAAAGATGCGTTGCTGAGACAGGCTGCGGCGGTGCCGTTGCCTTGCGTATGCGATCTGGATGTGACGGAGGCGGAAAAGGCGCCCTGATCCAATATGAAAAATCGGGGACACTTAGATGCCACAACGATCAAACAATTATCTGTCTGAGCGACCAGGGCAGCACCCTTCTGACGCAGGAACATAGACAACAGCCCATAGTGGTACAGGCGCTGTTTGAAAACCACACACAGATTGGCCGCCACACCGGGCCACTGGAGGTAGCCCCTACAGTGGCACAGAAGTTTGGCATGGGCGGGAACAACACTCCGCTGGTGGTGGGCTTCAAGTACCACCAAGGTGCCGGGGCACGTGGTTTGGGCGAGGAGGAGGGCATTTCTCCGGCGCTGTGCGCCGATGGAGGCCACCCGCCCGCAGTCGCTAACCTGAACAATGTTGTGCGCGAAGGGACATTGGTTCGGCGCTTGACCCCGTTGGAGTGTGAGCGTCTGCAAGGGTTCCCTGATGGCTGGACGGACATTGGCCCGTGGACAGACAGCAAAGGAAAGATACATAAGGAGAGCAGTGATGCCGCCCGCTATAGGGCACTGGGCAACAGCATTGCATTACCCTCTTGGGTGTGGGTCCTGGCCCGGCTGAGTCTGTGTGCTGCCACAGAGCCTACGATGGCCTCCCTCTTTGACGGCATCGGCGGCTTTCCGCTTATTTGGGAATGGCTCAACGGCAAAGGCACTTGTCTGTGGGCAAGTGAGATTGAGGAATTTCCCATCGCAGTTACAAAACAACATTTTTCAGAGGAGGACATCACAGATGAAAATTATAGCCCCCAGTTTTGAAATTCTTACGCCCGTGGATGGCCCTGCCATCATCCAGCACATTGAGCGCTGTGGCCGGGTGTGCTACAAGTCAGAGGACAAAACCACCGACACCTCCGCGGCCACTTTCGTTGGCAACATCATCAAGCGTGGCCATGAGGCCGTGCTGGAGCATGACAGCATCACAGTCAAGTTTATTGTGGACCGGGGCGTGTCCCATGAAATTGTCCGCCACCGGCTGGCCTCCTACTGCCAGGAGAGCACCCGCTACTGCAACTATTCCAAGGATGGCTTTAATCATGAGATCACTGTCATCAAGCCCTGTTACCTACAAAGTTTTCCAGAACAATCCTATGGATACCAGGTATGGCGTAGAACCTGCCAGGCCGCAGAGGATGCCTATTTTGACTTGCTGGAATGGGGCTGTACCCCGCAGGAGGCCCGTGCCGTCCTGCCCAACAGCCTCAAGACTGAGGTGGTAATGACGGCCAACCTCAGAGAGTGGCGGCACTTCTTTAAGCTGAGAGCGGCACCAGCTGCACATCCGCAAATGCGCGAGGTAGCTGCCCCGTTGCTAAAAGAGATGCAGGATCTGGTGCCTGTCGTATTCGATGATTTGGAGGGGTGCCTGTGACAAGATCTGAAATTTTGGAAGCTGCCCATACGTGCATCAGCGGGAATCGTGCATTTGACTATGGGACGCCGGAGAACAACTTTGAAACCATAGGGCTGCTCTGGGGAACCTATTTAAGAGCAGCATATCCAAAGATCAATCTGGCCATCAATGGCATAAGTGCCAAGGATGTGGCCCTTATGATGGCGCTACTTAAAGTAGCGCGTGCCGCCACCGGTTCTAACCCGGACAGCTATGTAGACCTTGCTGGCTATGCCGCTTGTGCTGGAGAGCTTGCGGCAGACTAAGCATCTCACGAAGGAGAGGGAGATATCTATGAAAAAGCGAAAAAAGCAGAATTGGGAAAAGCCCCGGATGTGTGATCCTGGGATGTGCGGTAAATGCCGTTATATCGGAGACGGTGATTTTATTTGTACCGTGGATCCCAGTAAGCCTGTAATCGTGGTGGAGAGCTGGCAGCCCAATGAGAACACCGGGTACTGCCGCAGTCTCCACCGCAAAAGGTGAACCGGGCAGAGCGGCGCAGGGCCGCTAAGGCGGGCCACCCTGTAAAATCTGAGCCCACCATCAACATTAAGCTTTCCGACCTGGGCAAAATGACCCCCACCCAGCAAACTGCCATGATGCATGAAATAAACCAACAGTGCTTAGAAGCGGATGAGCGGCTTTCACTTGACCTGGACACTGTGGTCCTCTGGACCTTGTACCGCCGCTACGGGTGGGGCCCCAAGCGTCTTCATAGTTTCTATCTGGAGGTAGCCGCAGAGCATAGGCGTATGAGGGAGTACTACCAGATGGACAGCGTTTACCCGGAGCGCTACAAACTCATGGAAAAGGGTATTGATATTCAAGCCTGGCGAAAAGAAATCACATAGGAGGCATACCCATGCAGAACAATCCGACAAAAAACGCTGAGGGCTACCAGGATCCCACCGCATACCATGCCCTCAAGCCAATTATACACGATGAGGCCGCCTTGGAGGGCAAGGTCAATTTTCTCATCAAAATCCTCAAGTTTATCATCACAGAGAGCGGCTTTGAGCTGCTGGCCCGCATTGAGCTTCGAGACAAAAAGACTGGGAGGTGTTTCAGATGACCCCGGACAACTTTAGCATTGTGGGCAAGATTGGCCTCCCTGCAACGCTGGAGCAGCTTGCCGAGGAATGTGCCGAATTGTCCCAGGCAGCACTCAAACTGGCCCGGCTGCACCGTGGAGAAAACCCCACACCCGTTACTGAGCAGGAGGCAGCAAAGCTCCGGCGATGGGGACAGCGTCTGAAAATACTGACATAAAGAGGGTGGTATCCATGCAATTTGACCGCAAGATCACAATATCCGCTGGCAACAACCGGCGGGCAATGAACTGGACCGCCCAAACCATGCTCATTTCAGAGCTGTGGGCACGGCTCCAGACCCCGGCCAGAGGCACGGAGCTCCTGGCAGAATACATGAACATGAAGAAGGCCCAGCAGGATGACCTTAAGGATGTGGGCGGCTTTATGGCTGGTACCCTGTCTGGCCCCCGGCGCAAAGCCAACAACGTGACCGGACGTGACATCATCACCCTGGACCTGGACAACATTCCCGCAGGAGGCACGGACGATGTGCTCCGCCGTGTGGAGGGCTTGGGCTGTGGCTATTGTGTGTATAGCACCCGCAAGCACAGCCCGGCAGCTCCCCGGCTGCGGGTCCTCCTGCCCCTGGACCGCACCGTATCAGCAGACGAATATGAGCCCCTGGCCCGCAAGATGGCCGAACTCATAGGCCTGGAGCTCATGGACCCCACCACCTTTGAGGTATCGCGGCTCATGTACTGGCCATCCTGCTGCTCTGACAGCCAATACATATACACCTGGCAGGACAAGCCCCTCATCTCCGCCAATGGCCTCCTTGCCAAGTATGCGGACTGGCGGGACTGCTCCCTGTGGCCCCAGGTGCCGGGCGCTCTGAGCCTCCCCAAACTGGCAGTCAAGCAGGGTGACCCGGAGAGCAAGACCGGCGTGGTGGGCGCTTTCTGCCGCACCTATGACATCTACCGCGCTATGGATGAGCTCATCCCTGGAATGTATGAGGCCGTGGAGAATATGCCCGGCAGATACACCTACCTGGGTGGCTCCACCACCGGCGGTGCTGTCATCTACGACAGCGGCAAATTTCTTTACAGCCACCACGCCACTGACCCGTGCAGTGGCCGCCTGGTCAATGCCTTTGATCTGGTCCGCCTCCATCGCTTTGGTGACACAGACGGTGATGCCCAACCAGGTACGCCAACCAACCGGCTCCCCTCCTACAAGGCCATGTGTGAGCTGGCCGTGCAGGATCCCGATGTGGCCGCTCTGATGAGCCAGGAGCGATACCAGGAGGCTGTCAAAGACTTTGAAGGTGTACAGCCGGACAATCAGGAGGATCCAGCCAACTGGATGAGCAAGCTGGCTGTAAACACCCAGACTGGGCTCCCCAAGGCCACCATTGATAATGTGTGGATAATTCTTGAGCATGACCCTCTACTCAAGGATAAGTTTGCCCTCAACCAGTTTGCTGGCCGTGGTGAGGTCCTGGGAGCGCTCCCCTGGGATAGCCGGACCCAGCGCCGCCTCTGGGATGACAACGATAACCAGGGACTCTACTGGTATATGGAGCGCTATCACCATATCACCGGAAACGGCAAAATAGATGGTGCCCTCTCCCTGCACTCTACCGCCCACGCCTTTAATGAGGTGCAGGACTACCTCCGGGGCCTCAAGTGGGACGGGGTGCCCCGGCTGGACACTCTCTTTGTTGACTACCTGGGTGCCGTGGATACCCCGTACACCCGCGCGGTGACCCGTAAGGCTTTCACCGCTGCTGTGACCCGTGCGATGGTGCCCGGCAGCAAGTATGACAATATGCTCATCTTGTCCGGCCCCCAGGGCATAGGCAAGAGCACCCTGCTGGATAAGATGAGTAAGGGATGGTTTAACGACAGTATCCGCACCTTTGAGGGCAAGGAAGCCAGTGAGCTGCTGCAAGGGGTATGGCTGGTGGAGATCAGTGAGCTTGACGCTTTCCGCCGCACCGATGTGGCCCGCATCAAGCAGTTTCTTTCCCTACGCACGGACCGCTTTAGGGCCGCCTATGGCCGTCATGTCAAGGAGCTGCCCCGGTGCTGCGTGTTCTTTGGTACCACCAACACTACGGACTATCTCCAGGACAAGACTGGCAACCGCCGCTTTTGGCCAGTTGACACCGGCGTGGATCCCACGAAAAAGAGTGTGTGGACAGACTTGCCGGGAGAGGTTGACCAGATCTGGGCTGAGGCCGTGGTCCGCTGGCAACTGGGTGAGCCCCTTTTCCTCAAAGGTGACCTGGAGGAGGCCGCTAAGGCCAAGCAGGAGGAGCACCGGGAAGTCAGCACCCGTGAGGGCATCATCATGGACTTTCTGAGCCGCCAGGTACCAGAGGACTGGAAAGCCTGGTCCCTGGACCGGCGCAAAATATTCTGGGGTGGCGGTGTGCAGGGCAACATTAAGCTGGTAGACCGTGACCAGGTATGTGCTTTGGAGGTGTGGTGTGAGGCCTTTGGCGGCAGCCAGAAAGAGGTCCGCTACACCGATACCGCGGAGATCAATGCCGTTATTGAGGCCAGTGGTGAATGGGAAAAGGCCACAAAAACTTTGCGCTGTGGGTATTGCGGAGTACAACGCGGATTCAAAAAAAAGCTGTAACATTGCCTGTAACATTGCCTGTAACATTCAAAAAATGGCTGTAACATGTTACAGGCAATGTTACACAGAATGTTACACCCAATGTTACACCTGAAACCATTGAAAACACTAGCTTTTTTCGTATTTGTAACATTGTAACATTTATTTTCTATTAAATATAAAAACAGAGGATTTAGAGAGAACAGAGAAAATAAAAACTCTCTAATCCGCCTGTGTGCGCGTATATACGCGCGCGAGGTTACAATGTTACAATCAAGAGATAGGAGGCCTTGAGCATGAAAGAAAGTTATATTGAGCGGTACCTGACCCGTCAAGTGCAGGAGCACGGCGGCCTCTGCTACAAGTGGGTATCACCCGGAAATATTGGGGTGCCTGACCGCATCATCCAGCTACCCACTGGCAAGACCATCTTTGTGGAGCTGAAAACGGATGTGGGGCGACTAGCCAAGATACAGGCCTGGCAAAGGAGCGAATTGCAGAAACGGGGGGCGGATGTCCGTGTCCTGTATGGGATGGACGCTGTGAAAGACTTCATCCGGGAGGTTTTCGGGGATGCAGTACATACCTCATGAGTACCAGACCTATTGCATCCAGCGGGTGGTGGAGGACCCGGCCATAGGGCTGTTTCTCCGGCCCGGACTGGGCAAAACGGTCATCACCCTCACGGCGGTCAATATTCTCAAGTATTACCGCTGGCAGGTGGCCAAGGTCCTGGTGGTGGCCCCCAAGAAAGTGGCGGAGGCCACCTGGAGCAAAGAGGCGGCCAAGTGGGAGCACCTGCAACACCTCCGCATCTCCACGGTGCTGGGCAGCGCCGCCAAGCGCATCAAGGCCCTCAACACCCCGGCAGATGTCTACATCATCAACCGGGAAAATGTGGAGTGGCTGGTGGACTACTACAAACAGGCGTGGCCCTTTGATATGGTGGTGCTGGATGAAAGCACCAGCTTTAAGAACTCCCAAAGCAAGCGCTTTAAGGCCATGAAACGCGTCCGCCGGTTTGTCAAAAAGATGGTGCTGCTGACTGGCACACCATCCTCCAAGGGCCTCATTGACCTGTGGGCCCAGGTGTACCTCCTGGACGGTGGTGCACGTCTGGGGCCGACCCTGAGCGCCTACCGGGAGCGATACTTCGACCCGGACCAGCGGAGCCGGACCCAGATTTTCAGCTACAAAGCCAAAGATGGAGCGGAGAGCGCCGTGCTGGCCGCCATCGCTGACATCTGCATTTCTATGAAAGCGGAGGACTACTTGCAACTGCCCCAGTGCATTGAGCATGAGATCCCCGTCATGCTAGATGCCAAAGCAGCCAGGGACTATAAGCAGTTTGAGCGTGACCTGCTGCTGGAGGTGGACGAGGATGTCATCACAGCGGGCACCGCCGGTGTACTGGTGGGCAAGCTGCTGCAATACTGCAACGGTGCTGTCTACGGCACCCAGGGCCAGGTGGTGCCGGTCCATGACTGCAAGCTGGATGCTTACATGGAACTGCTGGAGCGCTTGGATGGTGAGCCCTGCCTGACATTCTACGGCTACCAGCATGACCGTGACCGCATTCTGGAACGTCTGGAGAAGTACAACAAGGGCCGTACAGACAAGCTGCGGATCCGGGTCTACAAGGGCGTGGAGGATGAGGATGCCTGGAACAGCGGCCAGGTGGATGTGCTACTGGTGCATCCAGCAAGCTGTGCCTATGGCCTCAACCTCCAGGCTGGTGGCCGTCATGTGATCTGGTACGGCCTCAACTGGTCCTTTGAGCTAAATGACCAGGGGAATTGCCGCTTGTGGCGGCAGGGGTCCCCATATGATAAAGTTTTCATCCATTACCTGGTGGTGCAGGACTGTGAGGATGAGGATGTCATGACCACCATCCGGGACCGGGCAGACACCCATGAGGCGGTCATGTCCGCACTTAAGGCAAGAATTAAGAAGATCAAGGAGGAGAGCAAGCCATGACCCTGAAAGAATTATCCCAGTTGTACTACCTAAACAGAGAGATCGAGATGGATCGGCAGCGCCTTTTGGAGCTGGAGGCCAAAGCACTGCCTGGGGCACAAGTTCTCACCGGGATGCCCCACGCCCAGGGGGTGGCTGATAAAATAGGCCAGTGTGCGGCAGAAATCGCAGACCTCAAAGGGATCATAGAAGCAAAGCACCAGCAGTGCCTATATGAGCGGAGCCGTTTGGAACGGTACATAAATGGCATTGATGATAGCCTGACTCGGCAGATATTCACCTACCGCTTTGTGTCTGGACTGCCATGGGAGCAGGTAGCTGCCTGTGTCGGGGGTGGGAATAATGCCGGAAGCGTGAGGATGCTTTGTTACAGATATTTGAAGCAACATACGGAGCAATAACATCTGTTGCAAATGTTGCAACAGCCTGTAGTATAATAATACCGTGGGTGTATGCCTCAGAGGATGAGCAGATACCTCCTTGGTTAAACGGCGGCAAGGTAACGGAGACCGGAACTCTGACCCTTGCCGCTGTTTCTTCATGCCGTCTCAGACGGAACGGCAACACTTTTTGATGGGGTGGTGAACTGTGGCAAAGATAACTGAAAAACAAAAGCGTTTTGCGCAGGAGTATCTTGTGGATCTAAATGCCACAGCTGCCGCTATCCGTGCGGGTTATAGCCCGAAAACCGCAACGGAACAGGGATCCCGACTGTTGACAAATGTTAAGGTTCAGGAGGAAATCCAGAGACGGCAGGTGAAACTCCAAAACAAGCTAGAAATCACACAGGAGCGTGTCATTGAAGAGCTTGCGGCCATTGCTTTTGCAAACGGAACAGACTTTGTGACAGTCACTGACACAGGGCTTTTAGATATCAAGCCTACTCATAAGGTGCCAAAGGAAAAGCTGCCAGCCATAGCGGGCATCAAATACAACCAGATGGGCGTGGAGATCAAGCTGCATGACAAGGTGAGAGCCCTGGAACTGCTGGGCAAGCACCTGGGTGTGTTCGACAGCAACAACAGCGGACTGGCAGCGGAGGAAAACAACATCTTTGATGTCATCGACCAGAGCACAAAGGAGGAGCTTGATACCAGTGAAATATCAGAAATTGAGCCCCCGGCAAAATCTGGCGCTGACTTGGTGGAATAGGCCAGGCTTTGAGGGCTATGACGGCATCATTTGTGACGGTTCTATCCGGTCAGGTAAGACCGTGGCCATGACGGTGGGCTTTGTGATGTGGGCTATGCGGAGCTTTGAGGGTCAAAACTTTGCCGTCTGCGGCAAGACCATTGAGAGCTTGCGGAGAAATGTAACCTCTAATCTGTCCAACTGGCTGGCGGGGGTGTTTTCATTCAAAGAGCACCGAAGCGAAAACAAGATCGTGGTGACCGCCGCTGGGCGGACCAACACCTTTTACCTGTTTGGCGGCAAGGATGAGAGCAGCGCCGCCCTCATCCAGGGCATCACTCTGGCGGGCATCTTGCTGGATGAGGTGGCCCTAATGCCCAGATCCTTTGTGGAGCAAGCGGTGGCCCGCTGCTCCGTGACCGGCTCAAAACTGTGGTTTAACTGCAACCCAGAGGGGCCCAGCCACTGGTTTTACCTCAACTGGGTGTGTGAGGCTAAAAAGCTCAATATGCTCCGGCTGCACTTCACGATGGATGACAACCTCAGCCTCTCCCCAGAGGTCAAGGCCCGCTATGAGAGCCTATACTCCGGGGTGTTTTATGACCGCTTTATCCGTGGCCTGTGGGTGGTGGCTGAGGGCCTGATTTATACCATGTTCAACAAGGACTTTCATGTGGTGCCGTCCACTCCCCGGCCCTATGAAAAGTATTACCTGTCCTGTGACTACGGCACCATCAATCCCACCAGCATAGGGCTGTGGGGCCTGGCCGCTGGCAAGTGGTACAGGGTCCGGGAGTATTACTTCGACAGCCGCAAAGAGGGGCGGCAGCGCACCGATGAGGAGCACTACACAGAGCTGGAGGCC